AAAAAAGTTTAGATGTACTATTTCTTGAAGGTCATGCGCTAGGCGCGGTGCGCCGTACGAAGAGCATGACGCAACTTTTCGGTTTTGCTCGCCGGACTGCCTTTAATTCGAATTTTCAACAGTTTTAACAGTTTCAACAGGTTTTCAACAAAAAGTTGCACAAATGGTTTTGTGCATATTGCTACACTTTCAACAATTCAACAACTTATCCACAAAATTATCAACATTAAAATTATTAAAAAAATATCGCTCCAAGGATAATTATTCGTTGTTTTCAACATTTCAACACTCCCTACTACTACGACTACAACAAATAAATAATAAATAATAAAAATCGTGCGCGCGCGTGCGTGATTACACGCGCGTGTGCGCACGTTCCAATAAATGGTAAAAATATTCGGCCAAGTAGCTTACTTGATAGTTACTTGGCCGAGTGACACCAAAGCTAAAAAATGCCTTTTGCTTTGGACATCTTCTTCTTCATGGTCGTTTCCTTGTCTGCCAGTTGTTCGGCATACTGTTTGTCAGTTCCCATGTTTCTTTCGATTAGGGACGCGATGGCTTTTCCTTGACGGTACTTCTTGATTCTCCACGCTTTTTCCGGATTTTCTGCTTCTAGTTTTCGCCAATAATATTCTGGTATGGCCGCTCTCTTGCCGTTTGTCAGCTGGATGTATCCAAGTTGCCAGAGTCTTTCCTGGTTCTCTTGAAACCATTCGTCCCCTAGTCCTGGTTTTCGGCTCATTACACAGAATGGCGGTATGATTCCCATTTTCTGGTACTTTTTTCGGTCGTTGCCGAACAGCTTTTTGGTCACATATCCGGCTACATAGTTGTATGTTTCCGGCGTTGCTTGTGCAATGTCAACTGTACCCTGTCTCCAGATCTTGAGCAGCTTATCGCTCGTGTAGTGTCCGAATCTTGATAGCTTATGGATTGGCTTCAGGTCGTCTGGATGCCACCCGTACAGTATCATGTGGTAATGTGGTCTTGCCGTGTTGTCCCCGTACTCTCCTGCCAGAAAGTACCTTAGAGCTTCTCCTGTGGCTTTCCTGAGCCTTTTAATAAACAGCTGGACATCCTCTACGCTTAAAGTTAGCGCTGTTCTAGGACGCTCTGAGGTGTCTTTCCAGACGTTTACCCCGCCTCTGTAGATTTCACCTGTTTCCGTGTCCTGTGTTGGTACATGGTCTTCATCATAGGTGAGTGTGATAAACCAGATGCTTTCTTTTTCGTGGCTGTATGCTTCCAGCTCCATTCTTGTGCTCCAGTCTTTCCGCTTTCGGAGTTTGCATCCGGTGCATTGTCCACACGGTATAAGCATGACGTCTTTACGGTACATCAGGTCTTCATATCTCAGTTCGGTCTTATGACTCGCGTTAAAAGAAGCGAGTGAGTATACTCGCCCACTCGCTTCTTTATTGTGAGGTACATAAAACCGGATTAACGGTTTGTTACACCCCATTTTATCTTCCTCTTCCTGCGCCTCCGCCGTGACTTTGGCCGCCGCCCATTTGATGATTGTACTGTTTGCTTTGATTTCCCAAGCTGTTAAGGCTGTTAAGGACGTCTCTGAATTCTTTTAGTGCCTTGTCTGCGCTTGTGTGTGACCAGCTCGTTGCGTCTCCTACTGCTTGTGCGGCATTGTACCAGTTACTTTCACTTTTGCTCCATGTGTTGTTGTGGTTCTGGCTTACTCCCAGTGCGCTTGCGCTTGCCGCGCTACTGCTTGCAAGGCCCATACTTGCGCCGCTGATTGTGCCTTGTGCGCCTCCTGGCGTACTTGCTCCGCCTTGCTGGTATGCTAGGATAGGGTTGATGCCTGCTTTTTTCATGTCTTCTACAGCTCGCTGATAAGCTGTATTGCTCATTTGCTCTTGCCAAGCTCTGTTTTTGGCTGCTTCTGCGCTGTTGTAGGCCATCGCTGCGTTGTTGCTTATCTGGTTGTATACACCTTGCGTGATTGCCGCCATGGTGTTGTAACCCATCTGTTCGAACATGCTTCGACGGTTAAACTTCTGCTGGCTTTGCATGTTGCCTTGAATTGCCCCTAGCATGCTGTTCCAGTCTTGCAGATTCTGTTCTCGGTTTACGCCGCTGGCGGCGCTGCTGTAGCCGCCTCCCTGGCTTGTGCTTTCGTTGTGCTGTTGGCTTCCTCCGGTGCTTTCCATCAGACTTCCGCCTAGCGCTTTGTTTATGAGTCCTCCGGCGATTGTTGGCAGTAACTGCTTGCCGATTCCAAGTAGTGCGCTTCCAATTTGTGCTAACATAAAAAAATAGGCCCGGGGTTTTGCCCCGGGCTTTCCCCCTTTCTTGTCAGTGATGATCTACCAGACCCGGAATACTGTACATCGGCATAGGTCTCACGCTGGTATTGTCAATGACCGTGTCCATGATAAACTGAGGCTCATTGTCCTTGGCCAGAGTTCTCTGGATCTCGGAATCTCCCTCCTTCATCCATGCCTGGCTCAGGCTCGGAGTTTCCTTGTAGTTGTCGCCGTAGTGCCAGCTGTCCAATGTCCCTTCTGCATTCGAACGGAACTTGCCGCTGATGCGGTTTGGCTTCATTCGGTATTCTGCCCATGCTTCTTGATAACCAAAGGCCTGCTCATCAGTGTCTGTACCAGTGAGATAAAGCTCTTTCTTCAGGATAGCCTGCTCTCCCAGATTTGCGAAGACAGGATAGTAGAAGTCCAGATTGGTTTTCCGGCTCCACATCCGTTCCAAGCCCTGCTGGTAGGTATGGTCATGTCGGATGCAGCATACGCCGATAACATAGCCGTGTTCTTCGAAGCTCTTCGTGAACATGCTGCCATTGTACGGCGTAACACTTATTGCCGCGGCGTTACCCTGCGGACTCTCTTGCGTTGTGCCACTGGTCTGGATGACCTGACTCATGTTGATAGTGATGCGTGTGCCACCCAGGTACTCAGGAATTTGTACCGTCTTATCGCTGATTTTGGTGTGGAACAGCGAATAAATCATCTCTCGGTAACGACTGCCTCCGCGTGCCAGCTGTTCGTAGTACTTCTGTACCTGAAATGCCTGTCTCAGCTGATTAATGGTTGCCGATGTTGCGTTTGACAGGTCTGCTTTTAGTGTAAGTGGTTCCTCTACCAGGTTTCCGGGTTGTCCTAAGATACCGTCATATTTTGTTAATTCGGCTACGCTTCCGTTGTGTATTTCCAGCTGGCCTCCGTCGGCAGGTGCTTTTTGTCCGTTACTCCGGTAGTATCCGTATATTTTTGCAGTGTCTCCCAGCGGAATTTTTACAGGTTCTGCCGATTTCTGAGGGGAAGGCAAAGCCGATGTGAAATAGTCGTGGTACTTATTGACCGGTAAAGGTCTCCCGCCGGTGTATGCGTTCTGGAGAATATACTCCAAGTCCGGCTTTGCCGCGTCCATGCCTTTGGTTTCGTCGTCCGTGTAGTTCACGGTTGCGTCTGCCGTGCTGTTGATGGCCGGATTGTCAACATTTTGGTCTCTAAACCATTCCTGCCATATCATAGCATAAGCGCGAAATGGCAGTGCATTAACGCTGAACGCCGAACTTGCGTTTATGCTTACCTTGGTCGGGATGCCCATATAGTCCATGATGCTTCCCTCATAAGGTGCAGGCTTTTCTGCCGTGCCGGTAACTTTGATCTGTGGAATAGTGTATTCCTGAGTCTGTGTCCAAGGCCCGCTGTCGTTCTCACCCATAAATCGCTTGAAGTGGTCCCAGATGATTCGACAAGGCACGTTAAAATAGTAGATGTCCATGTGACAGTTATCCATAACTGGGAAGATAGGAGTTGTCATACGGATAATAGCGGCCTGGTCGATGCTGAACGTGTCTCCCGGTAACACCTCGTCCACATAAAACGGGATGAGCTGTCCTGCGTTGAGCGTCAGCTTGACATCCTGTCGCCGCTTGAATCGGCTTCGCGTAATGTCCAAGCGCGGAACTTGGTTAAATCCTGCGTCTTTATTCCTGTTCATTCGATTCCTTCACCTCCGTCTTTTCTTTTTCGGGCTTTTCCGGCTCAGCGTAGATCCCCAGATTTTTTGCCCACTCGACCGTACCAAAGTCTGCGACGAACTTATCAACGTCGTTATCGTACTTGAGCTTGATTTCCTTCGGTACGTCGTCCCAAATCTGCTCTGCGCGGAGCATGATGTTTTGGAGTTCTGCTAGGTTCTCCGGTGCTTCGGTGTAGTCCTGGATGCCGTTCCCAATGTCCGGTACGAGTCGTGCTGCAAGATCTGGGTCAATGGATGCCCGACGGATGATGTTTTCCAGCTTGGTCTCTTCCAAATAGCTGTCAATTTCAGCCTGTTGGTCAATGACCTGGTCAAGCTTCAGGACTTTTTCGCCTTTTTCGTTGATTTTCCAGAGGTACGTTCGTCTTACGGTTTCTCCTGCTTCGGTCGGTTTTGCTGTTGCGGTTTCCCGCCAATTACTTACTGAGCGATACGCCATCGAAGATGTTCTCCTTTTCGTTCTCAAAGATGCCCGTGGTTTCGTCAAACTTTGCCAGTCTTACAAGCCGGTAGTCGCTAGCCGCTTTGCTCATGATGTTGTTCGGGTCCGTCAGGGCGATTTTGAAGTTACGCTCTGCAACCTTATCGTCGCGCTCGTTAAAGGTGGTAATGTAGCCGTTAACACAACGGTCGAAGATTCCGTATACCTTCATTGTTCTATCTCCTTACTTAAACCAGTTTTTGATGATGTCGATTGCGAAGATGACGAAGACGAAGCTTACCGTGAGACATGCCATCGTCACGCCTGCGTATACAGCACTCACAGCCTGATGCCCCCTCTCATTGCGCCGCTCCCCAGGTTGATTGCCTTGGTCTTCCGTGCGGTCTTGTTGTAGATTTTTGCGTCTTTCGACTTGCGGACTTTACTCCTCTTTGCCATGGTTGATTTCCCTTCTGAGGATTTCCACCTCGATATTGCTGGCAAGCGCCTTTTTTCTGAAGACAAGGTCAATATAATACTTTGCGTCCTCGATATTTGCGGCCTGTCTTACCATTTTGTACGCGGCATTTATTGCCTTGTAGGTTTTCGAGAGTTCCTTCATAAGGTTCTCGTCGGTCTGGTCTCTTATGTTCCATGTTTTCATTTTTTGGCCTTTCAGTCTCCGTTAAAGGTCTGGAACCTGTTGTCCTTGTCCTCCAACGTGTGGTAAATCTTGTCCAGCATAGCTAAGATTTTCTGGATGTTTTCGAACAGCGTTTTGATTTCTTGGATGGTCAGAGCAGTTCACCTCTTTCTGTAAGTTATTTGTAAAAATAGAATTTGTCGAAGCACCTTCTTGCTGTTCGACTATTTTTGTTATATCATAAGGCAGAGGGCCCGTCAATCCCTGTTGTTTAATTCTTTTCGAACTTCGTCGTGGATGTAGCTGCATCTGTATCCTTCTGTTTTGCATGGACAACTTTCGCAGTCTCCGTCGCAGTGATTGAATCTGTAATCCATGTATAGCAGCTCCTTTGTTTCTATGCTTATTTGTCAACAGGTTTTTTGAAAAAAGTTTAGATGTACTATTTCTTGAAGGTCATGCGCTAGGCGCGGTGCGCCG